TCGGGCGCGCGACCTAGCTCTCGTAAACGCCAGCCTGGTACTGGAGGCCCAGACGCGTGCAAGTCAAATCGGCCAGGCCATGGACGCGATCGCGGCCGAGGGGCAGACCCGCGCCAGCGACCTGCTTAACGAGAAGCTGGAGCGCGAGGCTGCCATCACCGCGGTCAGCGAGACGCAGCAGGACGGCTTCGATTCTCTGTCACGTGCGTTGTCGGAGGTGGCGGCCGGCAGCGGCACGCAGTTCGACAGCAAGCGCATCTGGGACTTCAATCTGACCACGGATAGCTGGACCGGCAACGGCGCGCCCGCGCTGGTGGACGGCTGGCTGCGGCCGGCCAACGCCGCGGCTAATCCGTATGTGCAGTCGCCCGGTGGGCTGGCCATCGATGGCAGCGACTACCGCTTCGTGAAGATGCGGATCAAAAAGGTGGGCAACCCGACCTGGGTAGGCTCCTTGCAGTGGACCACCACCACGGACGCAGCCTGGAACGCTGCCAAGGAGGTTGAGGTGGACGAACCGGCGTGGGACAGCGCCGGGGTGGCCACCTTGGACGTCGCCGATATCGCATGGCGCCCCGCGACGATAGCCGCCATCAGGCTGCAGCTGGGGGCCGCGCAGGGGGTGTCCGACTACTACCTGATCGACTGGCTGGCGATCGGCCGGCCCATGCCGGGCGCCAGCGTGGCGCTGGTGCAGGAAGAGACCCAGGCGAGGGTGACCGCGATCGCCACCGAGGCCAGCCAGCGCAACACGTGCGTGGCGATTACGCCGGTAGCGATCTCAGCCAGGCGCAGGGCTTCGTCGGCGATGAGCGCACTGCCCGCGTGGCTGCTGATACAGCGCAGGTGCAGCGCATCACCACGATCGAAGCCCGCATGCCTGCCGGCAGTGGCGGCCTGGCCACCAGCGCATCGGTGACGACACTGCAGGACGCCATGGTTGCGGCGGACCAGGCGAACGCCCAGGCCACGACCGCGGTCAACAGCAAGCTGACCGGACTGCGTACGATCGGAGATAACCTCCTCCCCAACAGCAACTTTGCGGATAGTTTCCTGTGGTGGGTGCTGGGCGGTAACAGCGGAGGCAACACGATCCTCCGCGATGCCGCCAGCGGCGACGGCGGCCCTGGCGTCACCATCACGAGGGCGACGGCAGCCGTAGCGCCCTTCATGGACGCGAATGACGGTGCGTTTTTCCCAGTGCAGGCGGGGACGATCTTTCGGGCGCGCGTGCGAGTGAAGTTGCTGTCTGGAAACGGGAACGTGCTGCTGCGGGTCATCTACCGCAACGCAGAGAACACCCAGTCCCAAGCCGATCGGACGATCATCGCGAGTTCGGAGTGGACGGACTTCACAGTCGACTACGGTGCGCTGCCGGCCGGATCCGTCCGTGCCTTGTTCCGCGTGTATGTCCACCCCAACGTCGGCACCGTCTCCTTCGACAAGGTCGAGCTTTACGACGTCACGGACCAAGCTGCCAATCAGCTCAACGCCGCCGGGCTTCAGTCCATCACCACGCGGACTGGCGTCATCGAGGGCACGCTGGTCGCGCAGGGAAGCGCGCTGACGCAGGTCCAGGCGGACGTGGCCGGCAAGGCTAGCAACGCAGCGCTGACGTCTCTGGATAGCAAGGTGACGCAGCTCGGCAGTACGGTCACGAGTCAAGGCACGGCGCTTACGAGCGTCAACGCGAAGCTGTCGGTGCTTGGTGAAGTGAAGAGCTATCAGATCACGGCGAACGCCGTGATCTCCGGCCAGCCCAGCAACGGCCCACGCGCCACCGGCATTCGCAACCCCGCGGGCGCGATGGTTGCGCCGGCCGGCCGGGGCTTCGGTGTGGTGCTGATCAATGCCGACAGCACCTTGGGATCGCGAAACGGCTTTGATACCTGGGCGGACGCCAACGGAAACGCGCAGGCGATGGCCGATTTCATCGCTACCATTCCGGAGAACCAGTACTTCATCGTCTACACCAGCGACAGCGTCGGCACTCTGTTGCCCGGGGGCGCCGGCGCGGCGGCACTGCGCGCGGCCTTGGTGGACGCGGGCGGGACCACGGCTGCCGTCGGCACCCTGACCGGCTCGCGCATGTACATCCTCATCGGGCGGCGAAAGTTCGGGGCTGGTGCTGGCACGGAGGTGTTGAGTCCCGCGTCAACCAGCGCTCGTATTGACCTGTGGTGTGAGTACACCCTGCAGGTTCTGAACGGCGTGCCGATCGGGGCAGATGACAAGCGGGCGATGGCGCAGGCGCTGGATGCCACCGTTGGGGCGACCAGCACGCTGACCGGGAAGGTCACTGCGCTGGAGGGCACCACCACCGCTCAGGGCCAAGCGATCACCTCAGTGAACGCACAGCTCGCGGCCACCCAGCAGGCAGGCCCGAATATTCTGATCGACGGGGGCTTTGAGGGCTACGCCGCCGACGCGCTGATCTACCAGGCTGGAACCGGAACGCTGCGAGCGATCGCCGGTGCCGCTGGCGCCCTTGCGTACGTCGGTTCTCGCGCTGCGCGCCTGCTTCGCACCGGGGCGCCCAGCAATACCAACACGGACAGCTACTTCGGTCCTGAGATCCTGACCAACGAAGGGCGCGTGTACCTCGTGGAGGCGTGGCTCAAGAACGATCCGGACGCTGTCGCGCCGGGTGGATCGACGTACTCGATCGGTGTGACTGGCATCAACTCCGCAGGTGTGCGCGCATGGTATTCCGCGCCGACAACTGGTTCGCAGCGAATGGATGCCTTGGCAAATTGGACGAAGATCTCGGGCTACGTCACGATCAGCAACCCCACGGTGAAAGCCCAGCTCTGGGCGACCATCCAAGGCCGCAACGGGCAGACACCGCAGAATGTCGCACTGCTGATCGACAACGTGATGTGGCAGGACGTGACCGACGCGTATGGCGCCAAGACGACGGCCGATGCGGCCGCGACGGGACTGTCAGCGCTGACCACGACCGTCACCCAGCAGGGCGGGCAGCTCACCGCCCTTGGTCAGCAGGTCAACCAGGTGGGCGCCAGCGTGGGAGGCAAGGCAGACGCCAGCGTGGTGCAGACGCTGACGGCGCGAGTGAACACCACGACGCAGGGCAGTGGGAACATGATTGCCAACGCTTCGTTCAAGGACGGCGCTCGTGGGTGGGTGTGGGACTGGAACGATTCAGGCTTCTGGATGGATCCCACTGCGAATCTTGAGAACCCGCGGTACTGGCCGGCGGGAACTAACTCTATCGGTATTCGCTCCGCCAACAACGCGAATCCGCCATCTGGTCAGACGCGATATGGATATGTACGGAATCAGTTTGGTGTTGCCGTTGAGCCCGGCAAGCGCTATTGCGCATCGGCTTGGCTGAATCCATTTCGCTGCATCGGGCGCGTGGTCCTGTACTTCTACGACGAGAACAACCAGGTAATCAGCAACGTTCACAGCGATCCCCTTAGTCCACAGAATGCTCAGTTCCCAACGTTGGCGAGCCTGCCTCGCGTCTATGT